CCGCAGCAAATTTGTTGAAGTCGCATAATCTGCGTCAGAACACTGGCCGTTGTGGCCAATTCGCCGCTCTGTAACTTAGCCAGAGCCAACTTTTTCATCTGCACATATAGTTTTGTTTGTTCGGGAGTAAGAGGTACTTCCCGGCGCGTATACACCTTAACAGGTAGATCAAGGCAGTCCACTTTTAAAACACGGCTGCTGAACTTATCTAACTTTTCAGAAAGTTCGTCCAACCGGCGATAGCCCACAATCTGCTGAAAGCTACGGTGACCCATCGTGCGTTTTTGCACATTGGCGTACCGCGCTTGGAAAGCAAAATAGCTGTTAAAGCCCAGTGCTTTCTCGGCAAGGAAGTTACATTGGCTGAACAGGTCCATAGGACTCTTTGTTATAGGGGAACCGGTCAATATCCGGCGATATTTAGCCCATTTCTGCAACGCCAATATATTCTTCGTCCGCGCAGCTTTCCTGTTTTTAATTGTAGTCGATTCATCGACAATGACAATGTTATCCGGGTTTTGATACAGAAACGCCAAAGCCGCCTCTGTGCCTCGTGTCGAGGAGAACGCTTCTATATTAACTACAAATACTTTCAGTATCGGGTCACGGTTAACAATAAAATCTTTTAAATCTGTCTCAAAGCGTTTCGTTTTAGCGGGAATCCAACGCATAATGTCTCGTGGGATACGCTTGGGTAGATGTATAGGGACCTCACCTTTTACCCAGTTATCGTAAACACCCTTTGGAGCTATGATTAAAGCGGCTTTAACTTTACCGGCTTCATACAATGCAGCCATAGTGTCGATGGCTACCTTAGATTTCCCCGTACCCATTTCCATAAGCAGCGCGTAATACTCCGCGGACCACGACTCCTCGAAAGAAGTCCGTTGGTGGTCGTATGGTTGAGTCTCATATTCGTAATCTAACATTCTTGCCCCTATTTTTTAAAAACGCTTGACTTTCATATTGTATAAGATAATATCTGTAATTGTCAAGGCCCAAAGAGGTGCCTTTAACCACGAAAGGAGAATCACGATGAGTGACCTAGAAAAAATGATGGAGCTAGATTTTGAACAGAATCAAGCCTCATCCGTTGAGAAAATTGACCAGCAGGGGCTTACTTCAATAGCTGCGTTGGCCAGAACAATCCGTGACAGAGAAGAGCAGATTAAAAACCTTGAGCAAGTTCTCAAGGATGAAAAGAAAGTTCTACTCAAACTTACGGATGAGGAGATGCCCTCGATGCTTGCAGAGATCGGCATGTCTTCATTTGCACTAGATGACGGGTCAACCGTCGAGGTTAGACAAACCTATGGTGCGTCCATTCTTGTTGATAAACGTCCAGAAGCCTACGATTGGCTACGCGATAACGGACATGATGACATTATTAAAAATACTGTCTTGTGTCAGTTTGGCCGTGGAGAGGACGATCAAGCAGGAGCCTTTGCGTCTTTCGCGCAACAGCAAGGGTATATTCCAGAGCAAAAAACCGAAGTCCATCCTCAAACTTTACGTGCGTTCGTCAAAGAACGATGTGAAGCAGGTGAGGATTTTCCGATGGAATTGTTTGGAGCATGGGTGGGTCAACGCGCAGTAATTAAACGAGGAAAGAAATAATGACTAAGAAAAATGAAGTAGCGGAAGCTGGTAGCAGAGAAGTAGCGGTGTTTGACATTGCTATGATGGAGCAGGATGCAGGACAAGGTATGGATAATATGGGGACAGAAGACTTAGCTCTTCCTTTCCTAAAAGTCCTATCCGGAAACGATCCAGTGTTGGATGAGAATGAAACGGCACGTAAGGGCGATATTTATAACACCGTAACTGGTTTAGCTTATAAAGGTAAGGAAGGGGTTCGAGTAGTTCCTTGTGCTTATCAACGTAGGTTTATCCAGTGGGCACCACGTGGCAGTGGTAGCGGTGCGCCTACGGCAATTTACGAACCGGGCCAAGCTCGTCCAAAAACAGAACGGTCTACTGAAGACAACAAAGAATACGTTGGCGATGGTAGTGGGGAGTACATCGAAGAAACTCACCAGCATTTTGTACTGCTTCTCAACGATGACGGGTCATATGAGACGGCTTTGATTGCAATGAAGTCCACCCAGCTTAAAAAGAGCCGGAAGTGGAACAGCATGATGGCTTCTCGAACAATGAAGGGTAAAAACGGGCCGTTTACGCCGCCCCGCTTTAGCCACATTTACCACCTGAAAACCATATCTGAGGAAAATTCCAAAGGTTCATGGCATGGTTGGGAAATGTCCTGTGAAGGTGTCATTGAAGACGGCGCTCTGTACACCCGCGCAAAGGGTTTTGCGGAGAGCATCACAGCAGGCGATGTTGTTGTGAAACATACGGATGACGAAGGTGAAGGTAAAACAACACCGTTTTAAGTAGTCATGCGGCGGGGTGCGTGTCACCTCGCCGCTTTTTTTCCGTATGGGGGCAACAATGTCAGTAGATAAATTTATGGCCATCTTTGATGGTCTGAAGGAAGCCCACGGCTACTTCAAGATAGAAAATACAGGCGCTAACGGCAAGGCCAAAGGCAAAGCTGGCGTACTGAGAGAACCCCGAACAAAGAAACTTTGGGAAAACCACTTGTCGGGAACCGGCAGTGGATTGGGTATCATCCCAATAAATGAAGACAACATGTGTAAGTGGGGTTGTATCGACGTGGACCAGTATCCACTCGACCACAAGATGCTTGTTGATAAAATAAGAAAGTTAAAATTACCTTTAGTAGTATGCCGATCCAAGTCTGGTGGTGCGCACTGCTTTCTATTCTCAACCGAGTGGGTTTCAGCGAAGGACATGCAGCGTTCGCTTCAACAAATGTCCGCGGCCCTCGGTTATGGCGAGAGTGAGATATTCCCCAAGCAAATAAAATTACACCTAGACCGTGGTGACGTGGGAAACTTTCTCAACCTTCCATACTATGATCACGAGAACGGCCTCCGATATGTAATATTGGATGACGGCACGTCTGGTACTTTAGACGAATTTATTGAGTTGCATACTAAATATGCACAAACCCCGGAAGAAGTCGTTAAGCTACAAATAGTAGATAGTGGTGCTACCGACCTATTGAAGGACGGCCCACCGTGTTTACAGATACTTTGTAAGCAGCGCATTAGTGAAGGCGGTCGAAACAATGGTCTATTTAACATCGGAGTATACTTACGCAAAGCGTATCCGGACAGTTGGGAATCTGAAATCCTGCGATTCAACATGGAGTATCTATCTCCGCCGTTACCATTGCCGGAGGTCAACATAGTTGCCAAGCAACTAGACCGCAAGGAATACGCCTACAAATGCTCTGACGCGCCGATTAACTCCTACTGCAACAAAGAGCTATGCCGTACCCGTAAGTTCGGCATAGGGGCCGCTGTGGCCGGTGCTACGGTAGCTAACCTACGCAAGTATAACTCTACTCCCCCTGTCTGGTTTATGGACGTTAACGGGGAGCCTCTGGAGCTTGATACCGAAGCCTTGATGAGCCAGCCCATGTTCCAAAAAGCTTGCATGGAACAGTTAAACTTCATGCCCCGTTCTACTGCCAAGCAGCAGTGGGAAAGCCGTATCAGTACCCTGATGACTGAGATGCGTGACAACGAAAGCGCAATCATGGAAGTATCAGTAGACGCTAGTATTAGTGGTCAGTTCTACGACTACCTCGAAGAGTTCTGTAGTCACTTACAGCAGGCGCAGGATAAAGAAGAAATCTTGCTCCGCCGACCTTGGACTGATGAAGAGGAAAAAGTGACGTACTTTAGGCTAAAAGACTTTGAAAGTTATTTGAAGAAGAATAAATTCTTTGAGTACAAATCGCATAGGATAGCGCAACGCTTGAGAGACATTAACGGCGACAGCATGGTATTGAAGATCAAAGGCCGTTCTGTGAGAGTCTGGAAGATACCTGCTTTTGAGAACAGTGATGTGGACTTGAAAACACCATCGTTTGGTGGACAGGAGGCACCATTTTGAGCCGCATGAAAAGTGCGTACTGGAGAACGGTACGAGACGCTGAGATAGTTACCATGATTGATAAAGAGCGCATGACCATGACAGCGGTAGGAAAGTTTTGGGGTATCTCAAAACAACGTGTGCAGCAGATTTATAGTAGGGAGAAAAAGAAGGATGTTTAGAATCTTTGGACCTCCGGGAACTGGTAAGACTACCACCTTGCTGAACATGGTAGACAAGGCCTTGGAAGCAGGTACGCCACCCGACCGCATTGCGTTCCTAGCGTTTACCCGAAAAGCAGCAACCGAAGCCAGAGATAGAGCAGCCGAAAGGTTTAACCTTGATCCAAAGAAAGACTTAATTTTCTTTAGAACACTTCACAGCCTTGCTTTAACAATGTCTGACATACGCCCCGAACAGGTGATGCAGGAAGAAAACTACCGTGAACTGAGCCGCACTATCGGTGTGGAGCTTGGTGCCCAGAAGAACACTTCAATAGATGAAGACGTTCCTAGCATGGTGGCCAGCAGTGATCCGATACTCGGCCTGATTAACTTGGCCCGCCTGCGGAAGGTAGACCTGCGCGACCAGTATAACGAGAGCCAGATCGAGCAGGACTGGAACACCGTTAACTTTGTCGATAAATGCTTGCGAGAATACAAAGAAAGCATGGGGCTTTTTGATTTTACCGACATGCTTCAGCACTTTGCAGAGGGTGGTGAAACCTTTTGCCCTAAGTTTGACCTATGTTTTTTAGATGAAGCGCAGGACCTTTCGCCATTACAGTGGGACATCGCGCATCTTTTAGATAAGCAATCAACGAAGATGTACTGTGCCGGTGACGATGACCAAGCTATCTACCGATGGGCTGGTGCGGACGTAGACCACTTCATTAACTTACCCGGTGGGTCAGAGATACTGTCGCAATCCTACCGAATCCCTAAACGTGTACATGATGTGGCGGAGAATGTGGTGCGCCGCATTGGCAGACGATTCCCGAAGCAGTATGAGCCTCGATCCGAACTCGGCAATGTGACACGGATAACAACAATCAACTCCCTCGACATGTCGCAGGGGGATTGGCTAATTTTGTCCCAAGCAGGCTACCAACTAAACCCCGTAGCCCAAGACCTGAAGTCGAACGGTTACCTGTTCAACTACCGCGGCAGACGGTCCATCAGTGAAAAGGTGAGCGAAGCCGTCAACGGGTGGGAACAACTGCGCAAAGGACGGGAAATATCAGGCAAGGTTGCCCGGATGGTCTACAGTTATATGTCTATAGGCGAGCGGGTAGTACGTGGCTTTAAAAAGTTATCGGGTGTCGAAGACGATGACCTCGTGACCTTTGATAAACTGACCACGAACCACGGCTTACTGGCCAAGGAC